TCTCCGAGGATGTCATTTGAATTTACTGGGCTAACATATGATACCTCTAGGAAAGTAACAACAACTCAAACATTCTTATCTGCTGTAAGTGCAGATAAAACCAAACCCAGGAAAGCATTTATGCCTGTGCCATACAATATGGCATTTGAACTTAGTATCATGACAAAATTAAATGATGATATGCTTCAAATAATTGAGCAAATTATTCCATATTTCCAACCAGCATATACTGTTAGTGTCGATCTAGTTGAAACAATTGGAGAAAAAAGAGATGTTCCAGTTGTCCTAGAAGGAATTTCGATGCAGGATGATTATGAAGGTGATTACTCTACTAGAAGGGCATTAATTTATACTCTAAGATTTACAGCAAAAACATATCTGTTTGGACCTGTTGCAGATGTTTCCAAGGATATTATCGAAAAAGTTTCTGTTGGTTATATTTCAGGAGATCGAACAAGCACTCCATCGAGAGAGGTTACATACTCCGTCGATCCAAGAGCAATTCAAAGTTATACCAATAATATCGTAACAAATCTGAGCAAGGATATAACAAATATCCAGACTATTATCGAAGTTAATGATGCTTCTTCTATTGCAACTGGATCCTATATTACAATTGATAATGAGGAACTGAGAATAGCATCTAAGAGTGGAAATAGATTAACAGTAGAGAGAGGTGCTGATAGCACTTCTGCAGTATCTCATGTTGCTGGATCTGAAATTAAACTCATAACAGCAGCAGATAATGCTCTCATTCAAATTGGTGACGACTTTGGTTTTGATGGAACGTTATGAAAATGACTAAGAAATTTGACAACTTGAATGATGCATTTAATGTTGCTGGAGATTTAGTTTCCGCAGAAGTTGAATCTGTAGAACAAAAAGTAGAATCTATTGCGTCATCAGTATCCGATGACCTAAAAAAAGATTATGAGTATACGAGAGGAAATTTGTATTCAATCATTGAGAAAGGACAAGAAGCACTAAATGGTATCTTGGAACTTGCTCAGGAAAGTGAGATGCCAAGAGCTTATGAAGTTGCTGGACAACTTATCAAAAATGTTGCTGATGCTACAGATAAACTTATAGATCTCCAGAAAAAACTCAAAGATATTGATGAACAAAAGGTCAAGGGACCAACAAATGTCACCAATGCACTTTTTGTTGGATCGACAGCGGAGTTATCGAAGTTGTTGAAAAACGGACTTACTGAAGATAATAAATAGTACAAAGGGGAGAGAAATCCCAAAGTACTATTGTTACTAATAAGATGTCAAAGGATGAGTTACCTTCAATTGAGCAGTTTGCCAATAATGACAACTTGCCGTCTGTAGAAGAATTTTTAACAGAAGAAGTAGAGCAGCAATTACCTTCTGTTGAAAATTTTATCGAAAAAGAAGAGGAAGAAATAAAAGAAATAATTGAAGAATTTGTACCAGAGCAAAAGAGTTTTGAACTCAATGAAGTTCTTTGGTTGATTAATGATGTCAGAGAAAGCATTCCTGACATCCCAGAAATAAAATATTACGACAAGGAACTTGAGGATATTTGCGAGTCTATTCAGTTACTCGCATCTTCTATTCCTGAGGTAAAATATTATGATTCTGATATTGAAAAATTACAGAAAGATATTCAAGAAGTAAGATCTGAGATTTCTATTTTCCCTAAGTGGGTAAATGAGGTAAATGAAGTTCCAGATTTCTCTTGTATAGGCAAGACGTTTAGTGTTATTGATGATGATTTCATTAAAGTTAATGATGCCATCGAAACTCTTAGAGAAAGAGTAGAAGTTAATCTAAGAGAAGTTGTAGAAGATAATGAAATAAAACATTTTGAAACCAAAGTCAAACTAGAGGCTGAAATCAAAGATCTTGATGAGAAATGTCAAGAAGTAAAAGATATAATTTGGAAAGAACTTAGAGAATCATCTCTTAAAGTCTGGGAATATCATAAAGAGTTTAAAGATGATGATCGAAAGTTAAAAAAACAGATTACAAATGAGTACAACTCACTCAAAAATAATCTAGAAGAAAAACTTAAAGAATTTAATGAAAACAGTATAAGGACAGATAAAGTTCTATTAGATTATTTTGAAAATTTAAAGAAAGAAATTTCAGGTCTTCCTGAAGTTAAGTACTATGATGAAGATATCAAGCATGTAAGGAATGATATTAAAGATCTTTATGATCTTGTAAGAACGATTAAATCTGAACAGAAAGATTTACAAGAAAGTATATTAAGAGAACCGCCAGAAGAGAAAGAATCTATCGGATCAGCACCAGATCCATTAACTCCACTTGATCAAAAGTTTGCTACTTTAGATGATTTGGCAAATCATTATAGAATTTTTATCAATAGAATTCAAACTCAACTCTCAACAATGGGAGGAGGTGGAGCAGGATTTATCAAGGATCTTGATGATGTTTCTTTTGATCAAACTACTGGTGACGGAAAACTTTTAATCTATAATGGATCTCGATGGGTTGGTATTGCTAGTGAAAGTATAGGAGGATCTGTAGATGCAGGAGGAACTTGGCAGGTTGATTCTGTAGGTATTCACACTACAAAAAATGTCGGTATTGGAACAACTGCAAAATCTGATTATAAACTTTATGTGGAAGGTAATGCTCTGTTCACCGGTAATGTTTCCGTAGCAGGAACTGTAACCTATGAAGATGTAACTAACGTAGATTCTGTTGGTATTATAACAGCAAGAAGTGATATTATTGTTCAACAAAATCTTTCTGTTGCTGGAGTTGCCACTTTCAATACTGCAAGTGGAGTTGGTACAGTTTATGTTGGACTTGGTAGTACGGCACTTTATGTTGATGGTAATGCTCGTGTTACTGGCATTCTTACGGTAGGTAAGGCATCCGTAACAATTGATGGTGACAACAATACGATCACTGCCGGAGATGTTTTCATTACGGGATCTTCGATTACTATTGGAGATAATGTAACGATCAATACCGGTGCTACCGGTATTAACTCAGCACCAAATGTTATTTACGTTGCTAAAGATGGTGATGATAGTAAAAATGGAACATCTATAGATAATGCAAAATTAACAATTGCAGGAGCAGTCTCAGTTGCTCAAACAGGAACAACTATTAAAGTTCTTTCTGGAACTTATAATGAAAATAATCCAATAACAGTTCCTGCTTTTGTGTCTATTATTGGAGATAATTTAAAAACAGTAACAGTAATCCCAAATAATTCAACTCAAGATATTTTCCATGTTAACAAAGGAACTTATCTTGCTAACATGACTTTTGTTGGACATGTTACACCAAGTGCTGCAGTTGCTTTCCCACCAACAGGTGCTAGCAATGTTGGTGGTGGTAGTTGGGAAAGTCCTTATGTTCAAAACTGTACCAGTAATACAACAACTGGCACAGGAATGAGAATTGATGGAAATCTTGCTGAAGGATTGAAATCAATGGTCGTTGATAGTTACACACAATACAATCAGGGTGGAGTTGGTATTGCAGTAACTAATAATGGTTATGCTCAATTGGTTAGTGTCTTTACTATTTGCTGTAATGAAGGAATTACAGCTTACAAAGGAGGGCAGTGTTCTCTCACAAATAGCAACACTGATTTCGGAACCTATGGATTAGTTGCTGATGGAGTAAGTAATCTTCAGTTCACAGGAATAGTAACAACTAGTGCTTCTGCCGGAACAGACAGAATCGCAGTTGCCATTAATACAACTACAAGACCATATGAGGGTCAAGTTCTTTATTTTGATACTTTATATTATACGGTAGAGAGTATCACAGTAACGAATGGTGGTAGTGGGTATACTTCAACACCATCAGTTACATTGGGAACACCATCAGGTCCTAATGGATCCACAGCAACTGCCTTTGCTACTTTGGAGGGTGACCGTGTTTCTACTATTACCATTATCTCTAGTGGATCTCAATACACATCAGCACCTTCAGTCACTATTTCAGCACCAGATGCTGGGGTAACTGCAACGGCTGCAGCAAATATTTCTCCGATTTACTACACAATAAATAGTTCAACTCCAGTAGTATCTGGAATAACCACTATTACGATAGATGAAAACCTGAGCAATACTATAAGTATTGGAAACACTGCTTATTTCTATCAAGTAAGCACAATTACAGCAAGTTCTCATACATTTGAATATGTTGGATCTGGTAATGATATTGCTACTGCTGTTCCTTTGAGGGGTGGTGTGGCAATTCAAGAAAATGAGGTTGTATCTAGAAATGGTGGAAGGGTGGTATTTACGAGCACAGATCAAGCAGGCAACTTTAGAATTGGTGATGGCATTATCATTAACCA